CCTAAGAAAGCTGAATTAGAATCAGTTGGTGTTCCAGTAATATCTACATCAGTTTGGATATATAAACGATGTAATAAATCACCATTACGAGCAATAGTACAGGTAACACGGCGTCCTAAATCAGCAGAACCATTGAAAGTTTGTTCAATAGATTCTACTGCAAAGTTAGTGTGACGACGGTAGACGACCTTGAAGAAGGTAATTTGTGGATTACCAGTTAAATAAATATCTTGAGCACCATAAGCAACTAATTGCATTAAACCACCTGCCATTTTGACTATATATACTATATAGCAATATAATTTTTTTTTATTTAAATTTAAATAAATTAATTAATTTAATTTAATTTATTTAATATTTATTTTTTTATATTCTTTCTTAATATAAATAAAATATTTTATATTTATATTTACTTTTAACTAAATATTTCTTTTTAATTATGGGGGTTTTTTTAATATATTTATATCTAAAAAATGTTATTTGTGGGTTGCCGGTAAGATAAATTTCTTGACCGGCAGCCGCAAGCCGTAATAACATTTTTTTATATATATCTATATATATTTTCTTTCTTAATATAAAAAATTAATTATATAAGTTTTAAATTCGGTTTTTGTTTCATCATTATTTTCAAACATTTGGCGGCAATAGAATTAATTCAATGGTCAAAAAAAAATAAATATTTATTTCTTAATTTATATATAATTTATATAATATTGTATATAATTAATGAAGAAAAATCAAGAGGATATAAAAGTTAATTTAACAACAAAGCATCAGGAAATATTAACTGAATTGAACAATGAGAATAATTCATATGAAGAGATTATGAATGAATTAAATAAATTGGAAAACGAATATAATAATTTTGTGATTAAAGATTATAATGATATAATAAAGAGGAATCAATTAAATGATAAGATAATGATACTTAAACAAAGGATAGATAAAATAAAACAGAATAAGAAGAATTACTTTGTAAAGAATGCTGATTTAATATTTAACTATAATAACAATGATTTAATATATAAACCAAAAACGCCAAACATATCAAAGAATAATAAGCCAATATATTCTGATAAATATTTACAATTAAATGATAAGAATTATAATTTTAAAAACATAAATAATTGTAATTATTTATGTTTGGTATGTAATGTAAGTAAAATATTAAAAAAGAATGAATCAAAGATAGTGTGTCCAAATTGTGGCGAAATAAATGATATAATAATTGAGGGCGAGAAGCCTTCAATGAATGACCCACCACCTGAGCCTCATAATTATAAATATGTGAAATATAGTCATTTTTGTAAATGGTTATCTAAAATTCAAGGTTTAGATAATTGTGATATACCTGAGGAGGTCTATACAAATATCAAAAAAGAGTTAAAATTAGAAAGAATAACTGATTATTCAACTATAACTGAAAAACAAATAAAAAGATATCTTAATAAGTATAAAAATTTAGGTTATGCTAAATATAATGATAATATTGTTCAAATATATATAAATTTACTTTGTGGCAATATTAATACAAAAAATGCCCCGATATCTTTAACATTAAAACAAGAAACGGAATTTAAGTATTTATTTCTTTTAATTCAAGAACCATATAATTTATTTAAAAAAGAAGACGAGAATTTTCGGTCTTATTCATTATTAATTTATAAATTTGCCGAATTATATGGTTATACCGATATTTGTAATAAATTAAAATTATTAAAAGATAAACAAAAAATAAATAAATTTGATATTCAATGGAAACAAATATTAGAATATTTAGGAGGGAAAAAGAAAGGTTTTGAATTTATCCCAACATACTAGGCGCCACGTGCGCAACGTGCCTTCAATAGGCGCAACGTGCCTTCAATAGGCGCAACGTGCCTTCAATAGGCGCAACGTGCCTTCAATAGGCGCCACGTGCCTTCAATAGGCGCCACGTGCCTTCAATAGGCGCCACGTGCCTTCAATAGGCGCCACGTGCCTTCAATAGGCGCCTTGTGCCTTAATATTTCTTTTTATTTGTTTTAGTCTTTCATTATAATATTTATATTCTTTCATATTTTTAATTACTGATATATCATAAATATCACAAAATTCAACTATTAACCCCTTTAATTTAGCCTCAATAATTGATATAGTATTTGGATTACAAGTCAAATTATCTAATCTTTGCGGATGATTAATTTGTTTTAAGCATTTTGTTCTACTCATAAATATATAATATATATTGATTTTTATAAATATTAAATATTAAAATTTTCTTAATATAAAAATAATATTTTATGTATAATTGATTTTAAATATATTAATATAAATAAAACTGGCGAAATTGAATGTTTATTTGGCCATTGAAACATTATATTGAAGATATAACTAAGAAATATGTAAATATAAAAAGAGAGGGAAAATGGATATTTATAAGGAATTCATTAAATAAATTAGTAAAAATATTAGATGGCGAGTGTTTTAAAGATAATGAAGGAATTGATGATATAGAAGGTATTGATAATTTAGAAAAGATATTGAATAATTTACATTATATTAATACACATACATTAATATTTAAATCAAAAATAAATGCACGACACGCAATAAAAATAAAATTATTAATTGAATGGTATTTGAAGGAATATTTAGGTATAAAAAAACAAAAATATTTTTCATATATTATAATTAATAAAACAAGGGCTAAGGATTATAGAAAAGAGGGTTTTGTATTAGTATTAGGAAAATATAAATTTATTTTAAACAAAGAAGATAAAATATGGAAGAAAACAAATAAGAATATAATAGAATATATTATATTGAAAAGATTACATATATATATAAAAGATTACATAGAGAATGCTAAAAAATATGGATTAAAATCTCATATAGATAAGATTATGTCACTGCCGGATTTGTTTAAATTAAAAGATAGACCATATTATTATTATATTTATATATTAATTAATTTTGCCACTACTATATCTACAAGTAATATTAATATATATATATATACGTAAGTTAAAATCAAAGGAATAAATAATTTATATTATTATATATATATTATTTATGAGCAAAACAATAAAAGTAGGAAATGGAAAATATATAATGGATGAATTAATTGGAAAAGGTTCCTTTGGTTTAGTATATAAAGGTTTTACATTAAATAATCAATTAGTTGCTATTAAATGTGAAAATAAAACGGAACATAAATTATTAGAACAAGAAATAGAAATGTATAAATTATTAAAAACGGATAATTATAAGGTTCATATACCTCATATATATTGGTATGGAGTAAAAAATAAATATAATATATTAGTAATGGAGTATTTAGGAAAATCATTAGAAACATTATTTAATGAAAGAAATAGGCGTTTTTCATTAAAAACAACAATAATGATTGGAATACAAATATGTGATTTATTAGAACATTTACATAGATGTAAAATTATACATAGAGATTTAAAACCGGAGAATTTTTTAATTGGGCACGAAAATAAAAATTACATTTATATGATTGATTTTGGATTAGCAAAGAGATATAAGAATGATAAGAATATGCATATGGGACAAAAAACAGGTAAAAATTTAATTGGAACATTGCGCTATGCGAGTGTAAATAGTCATATTGGAAATGATTTATCTCGGCGTGATGATTTAGAATCTTTGTTTTATATAATGGTTTATTTTTATAAAGGTTCATTGCCTTGGCAAGGAGTAAGTGGTAAAACTATGGATGAAAAAAATGTTAATATATCAAATATAAAATCAACAATAAAACCAGAGGAATTATGTAAAAATATGCCCAATGAATTTTTATATTTTTTTAAATACGTCAAAGCATTGGCTTTTACAGAAAAACCTAATTATAAATATCTAAAATCATTATTATTAACTGTATTAAAATTAAATAATTTGGAATTTGATTATATATATGATTGGTCTTAATTCCCCAAAATAGTTTGGGGTCCCCTGCCCAAAATGTATTTTTAAATATTATATATTTATATAATATATAATATATATGAAATATATAATAAATAAAAATAATGAAGACTCAAATTGTTTGAAAATAAAATATGTAAGACCGGGGGAAGATACATATATTGTTTTGAGAGATACAATTAGGGAATACTTAAAAAAAACTCAAAATATGTTTAATGGCGGTTGGGCAATACATAATGCTTTGAAACAAATAGACCCTAAATTACAATTATATAATGAGGATAATATTTGTGATACACAAGATTTTGATTTATTTGGTTATAAACCGGTAGAAGATTTAATAAAATTGGCGCATTTATTAGCAAATAAAATACCCAAATCGGAAATGGAATTTAAAGTTGACCCTGGGATGCATGTTAATCAATATAGATTATCTATAATATATTTGGGAACAAAGATGATTGATTTAATATATATTAGTAAAAGAATAAGTGATTTTTTAGATAAAGATAGAGTAGATGGTTTTTATTATTTGGATGCTAAAATAGAGATTATGCGGCAATATTTTATGATTACTAATATATTTTTATTAGGCCCTGAGAAAAATGTGGATAAAATATTAAATAGAATTAATTTATTAGAAAAATATATATTAAAACCTTTTTATTCAAGTATGGGTTTTTGGGATTTAAGAAAGAATAATTTAAATATTACATATATTTCTGACCCTATTGTATTACATATGAATAAATTAATGAAGGAATATATTACAAAGGATAAATTTATTTGCCATTGTGCTTTAAATACATATTCTAAATTGTTTAAAGCTAATGATTCTTCAATGGCGCAAGAGCCTAAAAAAATTCGTGCCAATCAAGAGTTTATAATTCACGATGAATTATTTAATAAAAGCACTAATAAAATTTTATCAATGTTACAAAAAGATGAAATAATTAAAGAAAATGCTGATAAAATTATGGTTATTTATAAAGACGCTTTTATTGGCGTAATTGGCCCTTTGTATAATGGTTGGATGGAAATATATTATGATAATGAATTGGTATATTCATTTTTCTCTTCTGCTGTGCCAATACATATATATAAAAAAAATCACGCAAGTTTTTTCCATAATATGGCGCATTGTATGTGGCGTGAATTATATTATAAATTTATTAAAGATATGACACGGGCAGAGTTCTATACTAAATTAATTGCGCGATTCTTGAAACAATCTTATGTAAATAATGGGGATGATTATTTCAAATATATAATAAATATTGATAAATTTGTGGGAAAATATCCAACAAGAAACTTTTTCCAAGTAAGTAATAAATTAAGGTCAAAGAAACAAAGTTATTTTAGTTATCAAGCGCCGGCTAATAAATTACACCCCAATAAACCAATTACTGATTATTTTTATAGAGATTTTGAAGGTAAAATATTATTAAAGAAAACATTAAAAGATTTAAAATTACATTTTAATTTAAATTATTTATATAAACGTGATGAATCAACATATATTGCCCCTATGGCGGCCAATTAAGTTTCTTTTTCCCATTTGTAATTATATTTGACGCCTTTTGGCAATGTTGCGCAATCAACTATTTTATTTTTATTATTAATACATTTTGCTTTTATATATGAGTTTGTGTTATATAATGTATAACCGATTTTTTCAATCCCACGAGGCATTGAACAATGGCCTGTATTAATATTACATTTTCCATTATGGCCGTCATAAAAAGGACATTCACTATCTTTGGAACACCTTTTATCCCAATAGCCGCCAATATTAACACAATCAATTTCATTTGATACTTTATTTTCAACGGGTATATTTATATTAAATACACATTCACCAAAATTAGGCGCCGCCGTCGCAACCTTTGGAAGCACAGGCAAAGGAGTTTTTTGATGTGAAACTAATGGAGCAAAGGGATTTCCAGAAAAACCGGAATGTGTTTTAATTTTTGGCATTCTATTAATATTAATATTAGTAAATTTATATGTTATTGGATTGTATCTAATAATTAAATCAAAATTATCATTATTATAATTTAAATCGGGATGATAAAAGTTGCTAATATTATATGTTCCCGTTTTATATACGGGAACAACAATAATATTATGTGTTTCATATATATAATAATGTGTATATTGTAATACAGGCGCGGGTTTATTAAAATGTTTTTCTATTGATTTTAATAAATCAATAATTTTTGATTCAGGGTCAATCATTTCGCCAAATTTGTGCTTTTCCATTTTATCTTTGGTTTTTTCGCCAATAGAATATATTTTATTAGATAAATTATATTGTTTATCCAAAGTTTGTAAATATTCATTAATTATATAAATAAAATGTTTAGAAATATATCTTTCGGTATACATATATATAATATATATATATTATGAATTATGAATTTATTGAATTATGAATTTATTGAATTATGAATTTATGGAATTATGAATTTATTGAATATGGGCTTTGTAAATTTAATGTTTCAATAGTATCAAGAATTAAATTTGCCGAGTGAACAAATAAATCAGTTAATAAATCTTCATTGCCAAGACCGGCAAAAATAGTGGCTCCTTCATTCTGAAAAGACGTAATAAGTTCATTAATAAAAGCTATTGCGTCTTCATTAGAAAGCCCAATGATTGCTTCATTAATTATTGTGTTTAAATCATTAACAATAGTTGGAATATCTTCATTAACAATTTCATAGTGTGGAGATTCAAAAGCCCCAATAGGGGTTTCAAAAGCGGCGCCTGTGCCGCCGGCGCCGTCGCCGATTTCAATAAAATCAATAATATAATCAATAGCTGTTGTATCACTATAATTAATTCTACAATTGGGACAAGTTTTATTATTTTTGAACCAAATAAATATTTCACTACTAAAACAATGAGTGCAATTTAATTCAATACATAGATTTGTTTTATCATATAATAAGGGGCAATCAATTGTTTTTTCATAATATTTGAATGTGTGTTTTTTTAATTTATATAATAATTCTAAATTCTTTATAATTTTTTTATTATATGTATAATATGATTTAGTATTTAATAATTGAGATATATATTGATTTCTATTTTCTTCTTCTGTATTATCTG